ACATCATTAACAACTTGCAACTGACTATTATAAACATCTTGTAAGTTATCATTACCATTTATTACATCCTTAGTAGGAGCATCCTTATTGTAGTCTACTATATCTAAGGAGAGTAATTGAATAGTAAAATTCATTACTGGCCCATCAAACGTAACATTTGTTATATTTAAGTGGCTTAATGGAAATATAGTAGTCTTGTTAAGGTCTACTTCAGTAATATCTCCATAACTAACAGTAAACACATTAGGATTCGTCCTAAGACGATCCTTTAACTTGTCCACTATGTCATATACTTGTGTCATTATGTATTTTTATTATATGATTGTTTTATCAGTTTAGCTTCTATATCATTTTTTTCTTTCTCAAACGCAAGCCACATTAAGCACTTGTGTAATGAAATTTCGGTGATTGAATCAAGCTTGAGGACATCCCCTCCAGCAAGTCCATATATTGACTGATACCAACCCCATTTTCTTCCAAAGCCTGCTTCAAGGCTATATTCCCCTTCTTCTCTTCCTCCTCCAGTAAAGAGTTCATCGTATATTTTGACAATTTGCTCCCTAAACGATAAAAAAAAACCACAGCTCCCATTGCTACATTAACTGGAGCATCCTTCATAACATCCTCCCAACGCTCAGTACCACTATATGGTTCTATCTCATAGAGATGTTTCTTGCCTCCAATTATTGGTCTGTACATAATAGCCATAGCTTTATGCATATTATCCCAATCAGTAATATAAGACTCTAAGTCAATGTACTCACCAAAGGTCATCTTGTCTAAGTTCGGTATAAAACCAAACTCTGCTGTCACACCATCTCCACCAGTCATCTTAAATCTCTGCACCAAGTCAGTCTTTTCCTCAAAGCAAGCGCTTACTTGTTTAAGAACCGACTCAAACATAGATACAGGTAAATTGTAACTATCCTTTAGTGACAAACCACAGAATATTTCAAGTGCCTTAAGATTCAAGAACTCATTGTTCTTGTCTCCCTCATCTACATTCTTAGCAACAGATAAATACTTCTGGTACTGATGCAATTTAATTGCACTTAAGTCTTGTGGTATGCTTACTTCTAATTCTACTACTGCCATATATTTTCTACTTCATAGTCATTTATAAATAAATTTCCTATATAGTATGATAACTGATTTATAGCTATTTTGTTTTTGTCTGTAATTTTTGTATATTGTAGTATAAAAACAATGAGTAAAGATATTATGAAACCAAAAGAAAAAGCAGAGGAATTAGTAAAGGAAATGTTTAAGCCAAATAATCATTATCTAAATCATAACATAGAGGTTGATAGAGATATTGCAATAAATTCAGCTTTAATTTGCGTAAGAGAAGTTGTGACAGAATTAAATAAATTACCAAGTAAAGATTTAAGTGATTTGCAGTTTTGGGGAGAAGTTGAATATGAAATAAAGAACTATAGATAAACCTTATAGTAAACACATAAACCATAAGAAAATAATATAACAAATAATAGCTAAACCATAAAACAAAAATGGTACTTTATAGTTATCTTAGTATAACAGTTGAAGATCTGTATAAGCTTCTACACTTTAGGCACACCACCTATTGGATCGTGTACACTAAGTCTGCTTAAGAATTGCATTACTGACTCTTTCATAACCTTTGTAGCACCCCAGTAATATTCAACTTAACCAGCATTTATCTATTTATTTAAGGTTATAGGGGGTGCATCTCTCCATTCCATCTATATATTAGTAAGGGCAAGCCTTTAAGGGCTTGCTACTGTCAGCAATTACAAACCCAATTTCTATATAATTTTCTAACCCACCTAACCGATTCTGATTCACAGGGTTTGGGCCACCCCTACCAAAAGGGTTTGAATTCATTAAAGAGGGGTAATAAGAGGCGGCATCCTTCATTTTACGTTCATTTACCGCATTTACTCTGAGCCAGGCTGTCAACCATTAGGCAGAAGATATAAGGGCTTAGACGGCTTATTAGGTAGCTTAAAAGAGTTACCTAAAATTCCTAATATTAACACCCTTAATTATTAACACTTTACCAAAAAAGACTATTAAATATAGGGCACAAAAAAAGCCCCAATAAGGGGCCTAATTAATCTATTTTAAAGCTGTTTAAAGGCCTAAAAATTTATCGCTATATTGCTGTTTCATTTTCTTAAGGGCGTCCTCGTTTATCCAGCTGTAGAACTCCGAGAAGGGTACTTCTATATGTAGATTAATCATTTTCCCGCTGTGCTCATCTATAGTGTCCATACCTATTATAAAAAAGCCTTCTGTACCTGGGTAGCTCATTGTGTGAATTTCTTTTACTGTAGCGTGTAGGTTTAACGCTTTATTTTTCTTTGCCATCTTAATAGTGTTTATATGTTGTTATGTTTCCTTTTGTTGTTATGTGTTTTTTATTGGCTGTCTTAATGTTTAGGCCAAAACTAAAACCTAATAAAGCCCCGCTGTATAAATATAGGCCGTCACTATATAGATAGGCGCTTGGATATTTGCGGCAATGTTTCTTAGTTATTGTCGGGTTATTGTAGTACAGTTCTAATATCATAACATTATTTTTTATAGGTTACTATTTGCCCTGCTGGGCCTTTTGTGGTGGCTGTACCGTCATTCCAATTAATTGTATAGCTGTCTAATATATCTTTAAATAAAGTATTTAAAGTAGCATTGTGTGGCCTTCTGTTTCTTTTCTTTTCCATAGTTTTATAGCTCGTTTTTGATTGTTTCAATGCAGCCAAAGCAGCCGCCCTCGTTTATATAGATCGCTTTATATCTGTTTAGATCATCGGTTAATATATAGTTGTTTTCTTTGTCCAGGATCACAAAGCCTTTAGGGCTTTTTGTGATCTTATATCTGTCCTTAATTGGTAGCTGTTTTAATTTGCTTATTATTGTCATATCTGTATTTTTATGGGTTAATTAAAAAGGGAGTTCTGTATTTATTACAAAGCCGCTTTTATCTTTTTTGGCTTTTCCTTTGGCCTTAAGGCCTAATATAACGTTTTTGTTATACAACATAACAAGATCGGAGCTGTCACCGTCTACAACCTTTGCACCTTTGTATCTTTGTGGCAAGTCACCACTAAAGACGGCCGCTACATTAATCCCTAATTTTATAGCCTGATCGGTTTCTGTATGGTTACTTTCTGAGCGGCTAAAGGTAACAGTATAATTTTTATGATCTTTGTATCTTATCGCTTTGGTTAGGATCTTTGTATAATCGTAAAAAGTGGCGTGATCGGATAAGGTGTTAATATCTAAATTTGCGTACTTTTGCAGCATAAAAATAAAGTCCAAATCGCTGGTGCCATTAAGCCTGAAGGCTATTTTGTAGCCGCCTTTTTTGGCTTTTACATATTGTTTCATTATTTCATTTGAGAGCTGCAGAATAAACTTTACTTTATTAGATATAAAGTATTCTGTTTTCCTAAGCCTGGCAGCGTTCACGCTTTTATAAACACCAGCAAAGCCAGCAGTATATAAGCAAGCTTGCAAGCAGCCAGCCGACGCCATTGGGCACATATTTTTAGTACCTACCTGGCCAGGCGTTAAGTAAAGAATAAAAGTCTTTAGACTGTTTTTTGTAGTCTTTGCATTGGTTTTCCCGTCACTTAGTAACTTTTGCACGGCTTTTTTAGTTTCCTTTTGTATTGCTGTTTTCATATATTAAAAGTTTAGATTATCAAAGGCCGCACAAAAAAGCACAAACCCGTAAATTATAAAGCCCGCTATAATATAAAGCGAAGCAAAAAAAGCGAAGTTGTTAAGGTCTTTTTTCATCTTATTGTTTTGTTGTTAGGTTAACATAAATAAAAATAAAGCTTATTAATAAAGCCGACCCGATAAAGCCAAAAATTAATTCCATTGTTTGAGTTTCCATTTTGTTACTGTTTTAATTGTTATTGATATTCAAATATACAATAATTTTTTAACCCACAAACAAAAAATGCACTTTTTTTGTTAGAATAGGGTTTTTTTTGGTGCCACCTTTGTATAGTAAGGAACGCACACGCAAATAAGCATATTATTTGATATATGCAAGCATAACCCCTAATTCAGAACAAATCTAAATAGTGAGAAAAATATAATTTTTTTTGGGGGTACTATGTTTAAGAGGGTACTATGTTTAAGAGTAACAAAAAAGGGCCTGGCTTAATGCCAGACCCCTACTATGTTTAAGAGTGTCTTCACCCCTACTATGTTTAAGAGTTTACCTCACAACATATTTTCCAGAATTAATTCCTTGGACTAAATATTGTAAGCCGTAACGGATTGCGTCCAGGTAATGATTGAATTTATCTATTGGCTTCTCATTCCTTTCTTGCCACACATAGTTGTTAAGTTCTCTCATTACTCCGTGACTTTGTCTGTCTACTATCATCTCATAGTCTTGCATTAGTGCAATACCACTTAGTATACTACCTTGTTTCTTTATAGTTGGCTTTATGTTTAGGTCAAGAGCCTTCAGCTCATTGATGAGCCTTGGCTCTGAGTTATCACAGATGATTAGGTCTGTACCACACTCTTGCTTGTTCTTAAAGGCTATTTCTGATGTAGATAACCCAGGTTTACCATAGCATTCCTTTACATATAGCTTTCTTAGGTCTTTATCTACTGATATTTTTACAAGTGTCGTTAAATCTGTTGAAAATCCAAAATCCTGGCAATATACAGTCTTTTCTGTCTGAATATAGTCTCCTACTCTCCAATTCTTAATGATTGTACCTTCTGCTTTAGCAAGCCACCCTCCAAGTATCTGATGTACATACTTGTCTGGTCTTCTTGCCTTCATATCATAGACTTGGTCTAAGAATGATTTAGATAGGTTAGACTTATTATCTCTGTAGTCTGTATGTATGTAAGTAATGTCCTTCTCTACTCCATTAAAGCCATCTGGTATGCCACTTGTCTGGAAGAACCTTTGGTATATCCAATGCTCCTTAGTAGTTGGGTTAAGAATCAGAACACATCTGTTTGGTTTCTCTTGGTGCCTAACAGAGAAGTCAATCTTATCAAACACATCCTCATCCACAAGCTCTTCTGCTTCATCCAATACAAAGGTTGTAACACCATTCAGAGACTTCAGGGCCGCTGTTTGGTTACCAGATGATGTTCTTATACCTTTGAACATTATAGAGCTTCCTGTGGTAAGATTTATAATCTCATCTTTGGTTATTCTAAATTGGTCAGAGACTCCCATCATTTCTATCTTCTCTATAAACTCTGGGATAATAGATGTCTGTGCTGACAGCATTGTATAACGAGAGAAGAGGACTTTATGTCCTCTCTCATAGGTTAAGTTTAATAAAAATACGGCTACTCCAAATGATTTACCAGATCCACGACCTCCTGTGATTACATAGTATCTACTATCGCTTTGCCATAGTGGAATATACTTCTCGTGAATCTTAACTTCTTGTGTTTCAGTCATACTATGATAACTGAAAATATACCAATCTGTTTTTACTATTCGTTTAACTTGTCAACATCAACTTCCTCAGAGTCAATGTCTATGGTTTCTTCCATCTCGTGAATCTGCTGAGGTGATGCAAAGAAGTTTATGACTGGTGCATTGTTCTTGTCTTGATTGCCTTCTGGAATCTTATCCATTGGTTTACCATATCTGTATTGAAACAGTAAGTTCATATGTGCAAAGGAGTCCTTAGCCTTCTCTGCTAATGTCTCCCAAGCTTCTGCTTCAGAGCCAAAGACTTTCTTCATAGCTTTTAAAGCATAGGTTCCTATCTGATCCTTCTTAGCTTGGTTTAATCTTGCTGGAGTCATATTAGCTTTCTGTACTTGAACAGCTTTTATGCCTTGCTTGTTCTTTCCATTACCTTTCCTACCATCTGTAGGCTTAATGTTGTTTGAATGTTTAGTTGCTTTTGGCATCTTTGTTTTTATTATATATTGTTTGGTATAAGTTCCATATCTCTTGGTATAAGTCAGCTTCCTTAAGGAGCTGACCTATCTCATAATGCTTGTGGCCTACATCTATGTGAATTTTAAACCCATCTTTAACAACTACTGGGTATATTCTGTAGCTATTCTTAAAGCACCATTGCTGGGCTTCGTAGTTCATTCTATCTATTTTGTAGTTGACCTTTTTTCTCTTAGCCATTAAGCAGTAGTAGTATTCATCATTCTAACCATTGCTGTAACTCTTTCCATAAACAAAGGTAATTGGTCTTCTGATATTTCAGAGACAAGCTTCACTATATCGCTACGCTTGTCCTCGCCATTATGCTTCATCAAGTCTATTTCAAGGTTAAGCCTTTTAATCTCATTATCCCTTTCTCTGATTTGATTATCCATACTGTTAATCCTTTCTACTATAGCAGTAAGTTCCTCTGGAGCAGGAATGTCATCATCATTATTAAACAACTCTACTGGGTATCTTAACTTAAAGTTAGTATACAACTCATAAAGTTCTGGGTAGTACTTCTTCATCTCAAGGTCAAACTTCTTTATTCCGTGCAATACAGTAGCGTGGTCTTTACCTACTTCTGCCCCTATCTTAGATAGTGAATGAAAAGTATATTCCCTTGCAAGTTTGTAGTATATAGCTCTTGTTAGAAAGTACTCTCTTACTTGTGTTCTCTTTCTAATATCAAGACCTGTCTTGTTCTGTAGTGTATCAATTATAAAATCTAATTTAATCTCCATCTTGTTCAAAATCTATTTGGATAAAGTCTCCCTTATCATTGTTTTCTTTAATTGTGTAATAGTCCTTAACAAACTTATAAGTATTCAATGCTCGGCTGATGCCAGCACATTGCTCGTACATCTCTTTCCTTTCGTACTCCTTGAGCAAATCATATAAGTCTTGTTGTGTTACTTCGTGGGCTAAATCATACATAGCCATATGATAGAACTCATCTATTAATTCTTTGTTTAACATCTAAATACTTTTGGTAGTAGCTTTTAGTTTGGTTATATTTATAACCCTTATATATTCCGCCATTCCACATTCTAACCATCTCCTCTTCAGTAGGGAACCTACAATGCTTCTTAAGGAATACTTCTTTACCATAACAAAGATACAACATAAATACCTCTTCAGAAGCCTCCTCATAAAACATATCCTTGTGTCGGTAATCAGTACCATAAATACGATTAACATCGCTTAGAACGCTCCTCTGTATCTGTAGGATGCCGTATGACCTTCCATTATCTCCTATAGAGTCTGGATTGTTATTTGTCTCTACTGTCTTTAAGATTGACATTATAGATGTCAATCCACTAAGCAAGATGGTTATAGTTCTCATAGTACATCTTTAAGTACATAATTGCGTACAGAATCCAATGGGTCTGTATCTATATAGAAGTGCTTATAAATATTCATAGCTTGTCTTACCTTCTCTCTGCCCCTCTCTATGAAGTCTCCACTACATTCAAAGATGCCTATGTCTTTAGTATCTTTGTCAACTACTAAGAAGATAAACTCATCAGCATCAAACAAAGATAAGTATAGAGCAGCTTGAAGATCGTAGGAGAAGTTCTTAGCACTCCACTTAAAGTTAGGCACACCCTTACTTGTAGTCTTAAGGTCAATAATTGTCTTTCCTTTAATAGCATCTGCTTTACCTCTGAATGGTAATCCGTTTAGCATCTTTATAGCTGGTGCCTCAAAGGTACAGCCATCTAATAAATCATAAGCTTCATTACAACTCTTAACAGCCTTAGCTATCCAATGAGCTGAGTCCATCTCTGACTTAGTATAAACACTTTCTGAACCGTGTTCTGCTACAGCTTCCTTAAAAGCCTTAAGGGCTTTTGTTCCTTCAATAACAACCAAGTCTTCTAACCTGTGTGGCTCTAATACCGCAAGGTGTACAAGCCTACCATCTCTTAATGGCTGAGAATCACTTGAGGCATATAGACTCTTCTGATAAGCCTTTGGGCTTTCTATTAGCTTCTTCGCAGATGAACTGCTCAAAGCGTGTTTACCTAAATGACCATAGTAAAAACTATCATCAACCATTTTCTTTAATATCGCTTCTTCTTCCCAAAGCTCTCCGTTTAATAACTTTATCATCTGTAATATGTTTCTAAGATTTCTTCTTCTAATTGATTTGTTGTCTCTTGATTCAACATAAAGTCTACACAAGCATCGCCTAAATAAATGCCAGAGATATTAAACCTCTCTTTCTCATAAGGCTCAAAGTAGCTTTCCTTCTCTTCTGGTTCGTAGATACCGCACACAGTAAATACAAGCCCTTCCCAAGTAATGTCATACTCTTTAATTGTTTTTCCCATTGTTATATGTTTTAATGTTTCAACAAATATATAATTTAATTGTTAATAAAACAAAATAAATGTAAAAAAAAGAGAGGCTATGGCCTCTCCTTGTAATTATAGCTGTAAGGACTGACTACTCCTTCTTTTATATTCTCGGCTTCTTTGTTTCTAAGTTCCCTTACAAAAGCTATCTCTCTTTCTATGTAGTCCTTAGCTTTGTATAGGTCTTGTAACTCATCATCTTTCTTGCCAGCCCTGGCAATATATTTAACAACATTACCTCTGTTAAAGTTTAAAGCGTAATGATTACACACATCTATAATGTCGTAATCTCCTGTAGCCTCGTAGTGTAT